GACTGGGAACACACGACCAGCCTGAACGCTTGCGGTGCTTTGCAGTACATGATCGACGCCAAACCGGCTGAGAGAAACCGATACATCAAGTCACTTACGGAACAGCCATGAGCATCAAACACCTGCACGAACTACCGCCAGACCACCGATTGCGAAACATCGCAATTCAGGACATCGACGTCCGGATCCGATGCCGCCACACCGGCGCCACCCGTGACCCTAGGACTTGGAAGATCAAGGCCGATACATTCAACCGCCTCGGCGACACTTGGAAAACCAACTTCGACTTCATTATCCAATGAGAACCGCAAAAGAGATTCAAAGAGAAGGCAACGGCCACTATCGGTTCCGGAAAGGCGAGATCTCCGAGATCGTGGCGGCTTCAAAGGTCAAGAAGGTGGAATACACGTCCTACTGGACACGCAAACGCGGAAAGGCAACCAAGTGACCGACAAGAAAACGATTGAGACAATGATGGAATACGGCGGCAGCTTTGTGCGGAAACTGGGTGCCGCGGCACTGGTGGCCGACCAGCAGAACCTAAACCGCATCAAGGCCACCTGGCCCGAGTACTGGAGCCAATACGCACGGATGGCAAAGCAACTTTCCGAGGTCGAAAAGCAGGCCTCGAAATAACACAACAACAACGACAACACAGCAACACATGGGAATCACAGTCACAAGCAACAAGGGCGGCGGCAACTTCGAGCCGTGCCCGGAATACACAGGCCGCGCGGTATGCGTCGACATCACGCCGCTCAAGGCCTACGAAACGCAGTATGGCACCAAGCAAAAGTTCAAGATCGCATTCGAGCTGGACCTGATCGACAAGAGCCGCAACCCGGTGCAGCCCTGGGTGGTCATGACAGCCCCAATGACCGCCAGCCTACATGAGAAGGCAGGCCTCACCCGGTTCATCAAGGACTGGTATGGCCGAGCCCTAACCGCTGAGGACACCACCAGCCTGAACCTCGACAACCTCATCGGCCGACCGGCCACCGTGGTGATCGTCCATGAGAAGAGCCAGGACGGCACCAAGACGTTCGCCAACATCAAGCTCATCATGCCCCACAAGGTCGGTGAGCCACTCAAGCCGTCGGGCCTGTGGGTACGCCTTGAGGACAGGCCGCCCAAGGACGAGCAGGGGCAGCCCCAGGCGCCAGCCAAGCTCGACCTGACCAAGGTGCAGGTGCACGTCGGTAAATTCAAAGGCACGGCCATCTCTGACCTCACCGAGTCGGCCGTCAACGGCCTGGCCGAGGTGTGGATTCCGAAAGCCATGGCCAACAAGGACATCACGGCCGAGGACAAGCGCCTCATTGCCGCGGTCAACGCCCGACTCGAAGAGATCAAGGCCAACAAGGAGATCCCTTTAGATGACATCCCTTTCTGAGGCCAAGCCCAAGAAGGTCTACATGAAGGTGGCACCGATGGTGCCCCAGGTAGTCCAAATGCGCTCCGAGGGCATGACCCTGCAGGAGATCGGCAACAAGCTGAACCTATCGCGCCAACGGATCCATCAGGTCATTGCGTCGGCCAAGGAGATGGAAGAGATCACGGCCATCTGGGGCTTCCCGTTCTCCAACCGTACCTTCCGAGTCCTAGAAGACCTCTGCATCCACACCAAGGACGAGGCCATGGCCCTCTACAAGTCCGGCCATCTGTACCCGGGCGCCGTCTGGTCATTCGGCTGGAAGAGCTACCGTGAAATCTGCGAATGGCTGGAAGTCGAGCCATTGCCTAGGAAGCCACGCCATCACAAGACGTGCATCCACTGCGGTAAACACACCTAAACACACTTTCCGGCAGCCTGTTGCTGCTGGGGACTCATGGTTAAGCAGCCGGGGGCGCGCATCGGCGGACAAACGCGCACAACTACTAACCCAAAGCAATTTAGCAATATGCCAGCCAATCCGACAATCATCTTCGACATCGAGACCGGGCCGCTGCCGGTCGAACAGCTCAACATCCCGCCATTCAATTCGGCCGACGTGAAGCTGGGCAACATCAAGAACCCGGACCTGATCGCAGAGAAGATCCAGAAGGCCGAGGAGAACCACACCGCGGACTACATCAAGAACGCCGCCCTGGATGCCATGTCCGGCCAGGTGCTGTGCATCGGATATCGCAAGGACTATCAGGAGACCGCGGTGCTGTCGGCAGAAGCCGATGGCGAGGCCGCCATGCTCCGGCAATGGTGGGCGCTGCTGAACTACTACGAAAGGACCCCAAGACTCATTGGCTTCAATATCAAGGCCTTCGACCTTCCGTTCCTGATTAAACGATCCTGGCGCCACCGCATTGCCCCGCCCTACTGGTTGCGCCAAGGCAGGTACTGGAACGACCTGGTGGTCGACCTGCGCGAGGTGTGGCAGCTCGGAGACAGCCGGGCGCACGGAAGCCTCGGTGCAATCAGTCGGCATCTGGGACTCGGTGAGAAGGCTGGCAATGGCGCCGACTTCAGCCTGTTGTGGAATACCGACCGGCAGGCGGCCATCGACTACTGCCTGCAGGATGTGAGGCTCACCCAGGCGGTGGCGGATATCCTGATACCGGCATACTAAGGCATGGACAGATACAAGGCAGGCAGATAGAGAGAGCCCGTCGACGTGAGCCCTAGGAAGCAAACGACGACACTACAATCAGGACCCATGCTCAACAAACTTTTCCCCACCCTTTCCGTGACACGTCGCGTTGGTTCTGCGCGAGTTCCTAGCACGGTCTGGGTGGGGTTTTCTGTTTGATACATGAAAGAAGAGAAGAAAACCCGTAAGGCTCCAGCCTTCCAACTTTACACCGACGACTTCCTTGCCGGCACGCTTGATATGTCGCAGGCCGAGGTTGGTCAGTTAATCCGTTTGCTGTGCCACCAGTGGAACCGCGGTTCAATTCCGGTTGAAACCGAAAAGCAACAGCGGTTGGCCGGCGGTTGCGTGTCGGTTGACGTCTTGGCTAAGTTCGATGAATGCGAAGATGGGCTTCTTAGGAACATCCGACTGGAATCCGTAAGGACGGAAAAGGGAAAGTTTCTGCAGAGCCAATCGGTAAAAGGCAAGTTATCCGCGGAAAAACGCAGATTGGAGGCTCTGGAACGTCAAAGTCAATCCAACCAAAATTCAACCGCGGTTCAACCGGTGTTGCAACCGGATGATCAACCGGACACCCAACCGGAATTCAACTCTCCATCTCCGTCTCCATCTCCTAAAGAAGATACAAAGAAAGAGAAGGCCTTGAGTCCAGAACTCGAAGCCTTCCGTCTACGAGTTGGCGCCATGGTTCGCCGTAGACCTACCACACAATGGAGCACCAAGGAGATCAAGGCTTTGAAAGAGGTCTTCAACTTCAACACTCCGGAGGAAGACTTGGTTGCCTTGGAAGCACGCTACCAGTCGAACGACCCGTATCTTCGCCGTGAGCTGATGACCCTGCTGAACAACTGGAACGGCGAGATCGACAAGGTTAGAAGCGGTCTTCTTCCTGGTATCGGTGAATCCCGTGCCGGCGGAACACTTAGCGCCGACCTGAATGACTACCTATGAGCGACCCCTACTTTGCCCAGGACGACGAGTTCGGCCTCATCGGCGCCTGTCTCTCCGGTGGATCCGATGTTTGCCACGAGGTATTCGCCAAGATACCCACCGAGGCTCTCCAGGACGACAACCTGCGCCATGTGTTCGAGATCACCAAAGGCCTCGTTGCCAAGAGCGATCCGGTCAACATGACCACCGTGGTGAAGGAGTGGAAGCGCTCCATGGGCCAAACTCCGGTGCCTTTTGAGGCTCTGAACAAGTGCGACGAGATGTGCCCCAGCCCGGCCAACCATCCCGAGTTCTCAAGTGCTGTCCTAGAGGCTCACCTCCGGAGGCAGCTACGATCCACCGGGGACCGTTTAATCCGTGACTCCGCTGTCTCCACCCTATCCGTCGATCAAATCGTCTCTAATGCCGAAGCAGGGCTCACCGTTGAGGCCTCCAAGGAAGAGGTGCAATCATCCAAATCGGTGGCGGGCAGGTTTATCGACGCCACCCAGGAACGGTTTGCCCGGAAAGGACACCTGTCCGGCATCACATCCGGTTTCCACAAACTCGATGCCATGACCGATGGTTTCCAGTTCGGTGAACTGGCCATCATCGCTGCCAGGCCTTCCATCGGAAAGACAGCCATCGCCATCGCCATTGCCAAGGCGGCGGCAGTCGATCAACGGGTGCCGACTTTGTTTATCTCGCTGGAGATGTCCGACGAGTCTATCATGCGGCGAATGGTCTCGACCATCGGATCCATTCCCATGCAGGAAATTAAAACGGGCGACCTCAACGAAGGTGGTATGCGCGCCATGGGTGCAGCCACCGCCAAGATCGCAGGCAGCCCGATTTACTTTGTCTCCGGTTCCGGCATCTCAGGCATCGCCACCATCACCGCGGTGATCCGGCGAGCTGTTAGGAAATGGGGCGTGAAGCTGGTCCTAGTCGACTACCTTCAGAAGATCCATGGCAGCAGGGCAGCCGAAAAGAAAACGTACGAGATCGCCGAGGTATCCGGCAAACTCAAGGCCGTGGCATCCGATACTAAGACAGCCGTGATCGCCCTGGCACAGCTCAATAGGGCAAACGAGAAGGACGCACCCAGGGCGCCCCGGCTGACCGACTTGGCAGACTCAGGCCAAATCGAACGTGACGCCGACCTTGTTCTATTGCTCGACCGTGTACGCAATGAGCCCAAAGGCGAGGCAGTGATCGCCGTGGCTAAACAACGGGACGGCGAGTGCGGCCTGGTTCATCTATGGTACGACGGCCAGTTCTGCCGGTTCACCGACCCATCACCTACCTTTTAACACATGAAAGCACCATACGACCCAGAACGCATCAAGCTACTTAGTGAAGCGCCAAGCCTATTCAAGAAGGCAGTCAAAGCTGGCTGGATGTCCTACCCAATCGGAACACAGACAACCGAGGACGGATCTCCCGTTGTCGACCCAGACGACGACTACGACGACCGCATCACCAAACATACGCCCGAGGTGTGCAGGCAGGCCTACATCCTAAGGGAACGCGGTCTCACACTCGAACAGGTTTCTAAAGCCTGCCATGTGGCGACTGGTTCTGTTGCTTACATTATATCAAAGGGTCATGAGGCTGTGTTAAAAGAGCAGCGTCTGTTACAAGTGAAACCATTGTCCAATAGTTCTATTACTAGCACTAAGGAGTCTCCTTGATACAGTGCCAAAACAGGTGAACGCGAGAC